CCCGCCGGCACCGATGCCGTGCTGGTGCGTGACCTCAGCGTCACCCCGCTCCAAAGCGACGTGGTCAGCCGCGACCTCGTACGCGCCTACTACGGTGCTTCCGAGCAGCTGCTCGCCAACACCCGTGTGGAGTGCCAGTTCACCGTTGAACTTGCAGGCTCCGGCACCGCCGGCACCGCCCCTCGCTACGGCGCCGCCCTCCAGGCGTGCGGTCTGGCTGAAACCATCGTTTCCTCAACTTCGGTCACCTACGCCCCCGTCAGCTCGAGCTTCTCAAGCGTCACCATCTACTACAACTTGGATGGTGTTCTGCACAAAGTGACCGGCGCCCGTGGCACGTTCACCCTCAACGCTGAGGTTGGTCAGATCCCCACGATCCAGTTCACCATGACTGGCATCTACAACGCCCCGACTGACACAGCCGCTCCGGCAGTCACCTACTCCAACCAAGCCACCCCGCTCATCTTCAAGCAGGGCAACACCTCCTCGTTCCAGCTGTTCTCCTACGCCGGCTGCCTCCAGTCCGTCAGCTTCGACATCGGCAACACCACCGTTTATCGCGAGCTGGTCGGCTGCACTAAGGAGGCTCTGATCACCCAGCGTGCCAGCACTGGCACGGTGATGATCGAGGCCGTCACCATCGCCACGAAGGACTACTTCTCTGCCGCCCTTGCCGACGGCACTACAGGTAACCTCACCTTCCTGCACGGCACGACCGCTGGCAACCGCGCCACCTTGACTGTGCCCCGCGCTGACCTCGGCGACCCCTCCTACGGCGACCAGGATGGCATCGCCATGCTGAACTTGCCCTACACGGCAATCCCCAGCACCAGCGGCAACGACGAGGTGAGCCTCGCCTTCACCTAAGCTGCGTCGCTAAGCCTCACTGCTTAGCTGCACCGCTCAGTGCATCAACCGCACAATCAAGCTGCTAAGTCGGTGTATTGCACATCGGCCTAGCAGCTTTTTTGCCTATGCCTATACTGTTCACGAACACACTCTCAAACTTATGGCGTTCGTTCGTAAGAAGGTCAAAACCTTCAAGTGGCCTGTAAACGTCGAAGAGCCCGCTGATGGTGGCACGTTCGACACCAGCACTTTCGACGCTACCTTCAAGCGTCTGGGTCGTGCCGAGTTTGGCAAGCTCAGCAATAAGGGTGACTACGACCTGCTCAAGGCTGTTCTCATTGGCTGGGATGGCATTGATGACGAGGATGGCAAAGCTATCCCCTTCTCCGTCGAAGCCCTCAAGGAGTTCTCCGACGACTCCTACTGGGTGCGTGGTGTGCTGACCGCCTACACCAAAACCTTCGAGGGTGCCCGCGAGGGAAACTGAGGGACGCCGCCAGGTATTGGGCATCTGGCGGTAAGCAGGAAGAGGATAAGGTTGAGGACGATGCTGCCGCGTTCGGCATCGTCCTGCCTAAATCTGAGAAGCCTAAAGACCCCGACGAAGGTAACTTCGTTGTGTGGGAAGAAAACTGGGACATCGTGATGATGTTCCTACGCATGCAGACCCAGTGGTCCGTCTCAATGGCGGGCTACGTTGGTTTGCGCTATGACGTGCTGCTTCTCAACGGGGGCCTGCTCGATCTATACTGCGTTGAGGACCGGCGTTTCATGATGGAGGGCTTGCAGATTATGGAATCAGAAGCCCTAAGTCATTTTGCTAAGTCGAAAAAGGGGGATAAGTAAGTGGCTAAGCAGGTAAGTAATATCTTTATCAACCTTGGTATTAAAAATGCCGAGGGGCTCGACAAGCTCAAAGGGGCCTTCAGAGAGCTTGACAAGGCTGTAGGTCCGACTTCCAGGTCCATTGACTCCGCCATTGCTGCAGTCAAAAGGTTCTCCGATTCAAGTGATCGGAGTGAGCAGCTTATCCGTGGCCAAATCGATGCGTTCAAAGGTCTCCGATCTCAGGTTGACGTTGGAGGAAAGCGTTATGCAGCACTTACGAATGAGATAGGTAAACTGCAGGCGGAGCTACGCGGATCTACGGATGCCCTGGAGCGGCAGCGTGAGAAGCTACTACGCACTGCTTCTGCGGGTAACCAGAACGCAAAGTCACTGCAGAACCAGATTGCATCCCTTGAACGCCTTAGGCAGCAAACACGTCCAGGATCTTCTGCATTTATCCAATTAGGGAAAGACATTGACGCGGCAACAGTATCTTTAGGTAAATTCAAGAGCATTGCAAGCCAGGCAGCTCAAGTATCTACACAAGCTATTGGAGCCAGCTTTGAAAAAGCTGGAAAACAGGTACAGGCTCTTCAAGCTGATCTCCAAACACTTAATTTTTCCTCTGCTGAATTTCTTAAGCGCCAAAAAGAGATTAACCAAATTCTTAATCAGCAGGCATCGTCTGTAGGCCGCCAGAACGTCAGAGCTAATGCTGCTATCTACACAAATCCTGAGTATCTGAAATACATGGAGAGACGTGGTAGGAATCTACCACTTCCAGCTACTCCCGCTGGCTATCAGCAGCGCATTGGCGAAATCAATACTGAATTAGAAAATATCAGCAGCTTAGAGCGTCGCCGCGAGCTTACACTTGAATTAGATAAATTAAATCGCCAGCTGAAAGGTACAATTATCGATGCTACAAGTGCGGAGCAGCGTGCGGTTGATGTTGTGCGTGCTCGTGTAAACGCTCAGCGCGAAGCACTAAGTCAAAGTGGGTTTGGCGCATTTTCAGCCAGTGTTACAGGTCGCAACTTTAAGGCGGAGCAACAACAGCAATCTGTTGCCAATGTTAAGGCCGCTTTTGCTGCGATCGAAATAGCTTATGAAAGTATGTCTATCGCTGTTCAGTCAGCAGAGCAGCGCACTCTACAGCAGGAATTAAACGCAGCACAGCTTATTGAGGAAGGGGATCAGCGTGCCCACGCCGCCACGATGCAGCGCAAGCAGCAAGAGGCAGATGCCGGCGAACGGTGGTTTAGGCAGGAGCTGGCACGTCTTGACATCCTTGCTCAGCAACGCAAAGCCGCTGCGTCTGCTCTGGGCCTAGGGGGTCGCGATCTTTCTCCGCTTTACGAGCGCATCACAGGTCTAGCTACTGCCGGCGTTAATCAGCAGCAGCAGTTCATGGGGCGCAACGCCACCCAGGTCTACAACGACATCGCAACGGCCTTTAACAAAGGTGGGCGCCCGGTAGACATCAAGGAAAAGAGCACTTATATCGGTGATTCGATTGCTCAGGGCGTAAGCGAAGGTGCTAATGCAAGCTCTTCAATCACTTCTGGAGCCAAAGGCTTCGCAGACAAGCTGATTGGAGCCTATAAGACAGCCTTCGGAATCAAAAGCCCCTCACGGGAATCGAAGCAGAAGATTGGCGTACCTATTGGTCAAGGGATCGGCGAGGGCATTATCGAGGGTGTTAACTCCCTCAAAACTCAAATTCAGCTTGCAATCAAAGGGGCCGTCTCAACTCCTGGCAAAGCCCCACTGCCAGGAGCCATGGGGCCACTCTCGAGCACAGCTGAGCGTCTACAGGCTTTTGTTGTCCAGAGTGCTGCTAATGCACCGTCAGCTCGACGGTACAGCCGGCTCCTAGGTGAAGGGATCACTTCCTCTGGAACGATCCCCCTAGCTATGTATCGGCGAGCCTACGAACGCGGCGAGCTGATGCCTGAGGTATTCGGTTCCCTGTCAGAGCGCCGACTGGGTCGACAGTACGCAATCCCAGGAACACCTGGCTATGGCCTAGAGCGGATGCTTCAAGCCGAAGCCACTAGAGCTGTAGGTCGCACTGGTGCGTTCGTCAGCCCCCTTTCTGGAGGACTTACGCGAGCTGGTGCATTCGGGGCGCTCCCTGCACCTCGTATCGCAGGTGGTCTATCGCCGGTCGGCGCAGCCCCGTTACCAATCTTTGCTACATCACGCTCTCTTGCTGCTCTTCAAGGCTCCCTGCCTGGTATGGCCTACGGCATGGGAGGCTCAGCCTTCCCACTTGCCGGTCCACTGGAGCGCACTCCCGTATCAACCAGGAGCGCTGCCTCCGCCTCGCTACGAGAGTCCATCGGCACTTATCGCAAGGCAGTTGACAATTTTTGGGAAGGTGAAACTAATACTTTTACAACGCTTCGTCGCATTATTTCCAGCAACGTACAGGTTGGGGCTAGTCGCCTGGCCCGTTCGCTTACTGAAACTCGCTCCAGCCTGAGCACGCTTACCACCGAAACAGCCAAAGCTACTGGTCTGCCTGCTGAAGTATTTGGGCGAATTCGTGCCGAAATACGAGCGGCTCGGCAGCAGGTCGCAGTGCAGCAAGGTGCATCAGGTCTTCAAAAACTAGGAGCCTCTCCTGTAGAAGGAATGCTCGGTCCAAGTAGTCCAATTGACGGCGGCCCTAGGCCCCCAACCTCCCCGCCCCCGGCTGGTCCCTCTGGTGCCGGCGGTGGGTTTACTCAACTCAACGCAGAGTTGACAAAGTTCGGTGCGCTTAATAGGCGCAGTATTAGCGATTTACAGAATCTAAAAGGGGTACTTGCCGACGTACATAGTGGTCTATCACCTCTTGCTGCCGATTACCGAAAAGTAAACAGTGCCATCGAAAGACAGAACACTTTACTCGATAAAGAGTTAACTAAGCGTCAGCTTGGCGGTGGTGGTCGTCGCCTGGGCGGCGCCCAACTCGCCCAGATCGCTGGTGCGTCCATCTCCGGTGGCATCTTCGGCGGACCAGAGGGCCTTATCGGTGGTATTGCCGGAGGCATCTTTGGTGGTGTTGGTGGCTCCTTCGCGGGCTCTGCCGCTGGTGCGCAGCTTGGGATGATACGCCAGCAACTGGGCGGCACCGCCGA